CTACTCCGCGAAGTAGAACAAGCCAATACCAAAATTAGATTGACAGGCAGTGGTCAGATCAAGTAGACTATGCTATGAAATACCTTTTTCTTGATGATGAAAGAATGCCTAAAGATGTTACCTGGTTGCTAATTGGTGGCGTAGGTAGTTGGGGTGCTGATTGGAAAATTGTTCGTTCATACGATGAGGCAATAGCCTGGGTCACTGAGCACGGTTTTCCTGATGTGATTAGTTTTGATCACGATCTTGGATTACTTCATTACGCCAATGACTATTCGGATGGTAAGACTGGATATGATTTTACCAAGTGGTTGGTTGAATACGATATGGATACAAATACCATGCCAGAGGATTTCCACTTCACTGTTCATAGTAAGAATCCTATCGGTTCTGAAAATATTAGAACTCTTTTGGAAAATTATATTCGTCAAAAGAGAAATAAATAATTTTCATCCATTCCTGATAAATACAAATAACAACTACCCTAGGACCGTTGTTGGCGACTGATGCAGGCGTCTGAGGGATGCAATTCGCTACTGTATCCCTCTATTTTTATTTGGAACTTGACATGAGATTATTTGAATTATTTGAAGCAAAACCTGCAAAGAAGGCAGTGGTAAAGACGCCACCTCCACGTAATTTTGTGGCTAAAAATGCTCAAAAATCCGGTGCTGGTTCTCATGAAATCAAGTCTTACACTCGTAAGGAAAAGCACAAGAAGCCGCTCGACGAAGAATAAATTCTTCCTAAATTTATATCCTAAAAATGCAACTAAACCACATTTAGTTGCATTTCTGTTTTATGTATAGCTAAAATAGCTAAGTATCACGAGGATATTATAATGGCAGGTAAGAAAATGTCGGGTGTGTATGTAAGTTGGCCAAAGCCATCCTTTACTTCAATTGTAAAGACTAACAAACATTTTAGAACAAACTTTCATGGGGCAATGATGTATGCCCACTATGAAATGACGTCCAATGAGTTGAAGAAAGAGACTATGGTGTATCTAAAGAAGTTAGATGCCAAACATCCATTATTAGACCGAATCAAAGATATGGATGAAAATAGATTTACCACTGTAGGTAAGTATATGTATATCCTTAATCACGGTGGTGATGTTCCCGAAGATATGATGAAGGGTATATTACCACATCTGGAGAAAACAATCTGTGAGGATGAGACTAAGCGAGCTGCAGAAGATAAGGAAAAGCTACGGGAGGAACCATCGAGCAATAATGTGGTGTCAACAGCCGCAGCACCAACAATACAGGATCGCCTCAAAGATAAGGCGCGCGAAGTTGCCGGAGAACTGGAAGGGTGGATAGACGATTTTTGTATGAACAAGAAAGCCCCTGCAAAGAATGTGGATGACTTTATAAATCTGTTCAAAACGTTTGATCTTAAGGCACCGCATATGCGCCATCTGCACATGATTTTTGCACGTAGAGCAACAGAAATCGAAGAAGCAACAGAAGGTAAGAATAAAGATCTAAACGAAGGTTATTCAAACTTCACAAAACCAGAACTAAAGAAGTTTGATCTATTCCATAAGAACCTGCTAAAGGCAGTTGGTATGATGCAAGAAGTAGCTAAGGTCGAACGTGCTCCACGTAAGAAAAAGCCTGTATCGCAAGAAAAACTTGTATCTAAGATCAAGTATAAGAAGGAAGATTCAAGCCTGGGAATTGTTAGTCTGAATCCAATACAGATTGTAGGATCTAAAGAAGTCTGGGTGTATAATACAAAGACACGCAAGATTGCCCAATACAAAGCGATTGACGAACGAGGCCTAAGTGTTAAAGGCGCTAGTTTGTTGAATTATTCAACAGATTCTGCAGAAAAAACAGTCCGTAAGCCTGCAGAGACACTCGCAGACTTTAAGAAGGCAAGTAAGGTTAAGCTTCGCACATTTATGAAGGATCTAAGCACAATAGATATTCCGTGTGGCGGCAAACTAAATGAGAACCATGTTATACTTAGGATAGATAAATGACCGAAGATGATACATTTAGAGTCCTAGCAGAACGTATACCATTTTATGAAATGATGAAGATATACAGATCTGGTAAAGGTCCTAAATATCCGAACAATCAAAGTGAGCAATGGTCTGCATTTCTTGCACGATATGGATGGACCTGGAAAGAATTTAGTAAACAATGGAAAGAATGGAATGGTGGACAAGGCACCTATTCCGATTTTGAGAAGAGTAAAATGAAATGAGATTATTTTTAGATACCGAATTTACCGATCTTGTTCCTGGTAACAAGCTTATTAGCATCGCTTTGGTTGATGAGGATGAAAACTTCTTCTATGCTGAACTTACGGATACCTATGAACTAAAGGATTGTTCCGAGTTCGTAAAGAGATTTGTATTACCATTCCTAAAGGGTGGAGATTATCGTATGTCTTCATATGACTGCGCTCTGAAACTCGGAAATTGGATCGAGGATAGAAATGTTAAATGTATGATCGCCAGTGATGCACCAGGTTGGGATTTGCCACATCTTTATGGCCTCATTGAACGTATTGGGGTATGGCCCGAAAATCTCGAAGAGGAGATGATTTTTCCAGTTCGCGTATCCGATGAACAAGAACTAGCTATGGTTGAAAAATATGATTACGATATCCACTGTGCATTAGATGATGCCTTGATTATGAAGAAGGTGACTCTCGGATATTGATAAATATAGGTATGAGATTAAACGAAATCGAATCAAAGCCAGAATCAAAATTAGATATAGATAATAAAGTCTATATCGTATACGATGAAAATGGACAAGAATATTCCCGTCATCCTTTTAAAGAGGTTTGGGATTCTAGTCCTGCACGCAATGCAGCAACAAATGATGTAAGAAATCTAATATCAAAACTGAGAATAGCACGAGACAACCAATCTAAAAAAGATATTGAGGCAAAACCATTATCAAAACTTGAACAGGAATACATAGTTATTCATTCAAAGTGGCAAAAATATTTTGATGCAATGTTTTCAAAAGATCCTAGCAAGAGGTTGCCAGATCTAGACGATGAGACAAAACAAGTCTATACAGATCAAATGGACAAATGGATGGCTAGATTAGACCAGATTGGTCAGGTAGTTAGAAAATCCATCATCAACGGAACATACAAACCTTCATAATAAAGATAAATAGTGTATCACTGGAGTTGATACATTTATGTCCGCACAAATTACACCGAGAGTTTTATTGATGAAGCAAATCGAGCTTGGGCTCGGTGCGCAAATGGTTGATGTTGAACTTGACGTTGAACACTTGAATTTTGCAATTTCATTAGGTATCCTAAAATTGCGTCAGCAATCAGATGGAGCTAATTTAGAGAAAGATATTTTCCTACACATCACAAGAGACATAACAGAGTATACACTACCAGAGGAAGTGCAAGAGGTTAGACGTCTCTATCGCCGTGGTGTCGGTGCATACACCAACGGTGGTATCAATTTTGATCCGGTCGATGCTGCATTTTATAACATCTATTTGTTGCAACCCAACAGATCAGGTGGATTGGCAACGTGGGATATGTATAATCAATTCCTAGAAACTACAGAACGAGTCTTTGCAAGTCAATATAATTTTACTTGGGATGTAAATAATCACAAGCTGACAATTATCCGTAGACCCACAGCCGATGAAGAAGTCGTTGTAAGAGTATATGCAAAAAAATCCGAAGATGATATTATCAATGATCCTTATACAGGTCCGTGGTTGATATCCTATTCGGTCGCTAAGGCCAAATATATGCTTGGTGAAGCTAGAGATAAATTTCCATCGGGATTTCCGGGACCAAACGGAAATGTAATGCTAAATGGTGCTACACTAAAAACTGAAGCAACAGCGGAGATCGAAAAGCTAGAGCAACAGTTGTTAAATCTTGTCACAAGTGGCGATGGATATTCCTTTGTTATTGGTTAAAACAAAACAGTAACACAAATCGCAAACCCCTGAGCTAGTCTTTGTATAACTACAATAACTAACTTAGGGGTTTTCTTATGATCGTTGGACTATTAGGATTCATTAATAGCGGTAAAGGAACAGTTGCTTCACAGCTTGTATCTGGATACAACTTTAGACAGGATAGTTTCGCAGCGGGTTTGAAAGATGCCTGTGCGGTAATTTTTGATTGGCCACGCCATATGCTCGAGGGTGATACGTCGGAATCACGTGAATGGCGTGAGATTGTAGATCCATGGTGGTCAGAACAACTTAGTATTCCAAACTTCAGTCCGCGCTATGCTTTACAGATCATCGGAACAGATGCCCTGAGAAATAATTTCCATCAAGACCTGTGGTTTTTGACACTCCAGAATCGTATTAGAAAAAATCCAAACCAGCACGTAGTTATTAGTGATGTGCGTTTTCCAAATGAAATTAAATTCATTCAAGAAGCAGGTGGGGTTCTTATCCGTGTAAATCGTGGACCAGCACCTATTTGGTATGAAACAGCGGTAATGGCAAATAAGGGTAATTCTATAGCCAGGGAAGTTATGAACAAAACATACTCCACAGCACACCTAAGTGAATGGGCGTGGGTGGGTTCAAAAATCGAGTATGAGCTAAATAATGACAGTACATTAGAGTTTCTTGAAACTCAGGTAAAGGAAATTATTACCAGAATAATATAACCTTGGTGCTTCATTTGCCGAGCATTTAACACCCTTCCTGATAAATACTACTAACAAGAAGCTAATTCTTCAAAGGAGTTAAATTACATGGCTATTTTAGTATCACCTGGCGTAAGTATTTCAGTTATTGACCAGAGTATCAACGTCGGCGCAGGTCCGGGCACAGTTCCATTAGTTTTTATTGCTACGGCACAAGATAAACTAGATCCTACCAGTTCAGGCCTTATTGCAGTCGGCACAACAAAAGCCAATGCTGGTAAGGTTTGGTCGATTACATCACAGAGAGATTTGGTAACTACTTTTGGTGATCCAATTTTCTATTCTGTAAGTGGCACATCATTAAATGGATATCCACTGAATGAATATGGTCTTCTAGCATCTTATTCCTACTTAGGATTATCAAATCTAGTAAGAGTTGTTCGTGCAGATGTAGATACATCGCAGCTACAACCTGATCCAGTTCAACCGACAAGTCCCGCAGCAGCAGGAACATATTGGTTTGATCAATCTGCACTTCCTAATGGTTCGGCTTATGGATTATTTGTTCGTGCAGGCACTTTTCCAAATGAAGTTTGGACCGCAGTAACACCAAACTTCATTTATGATTTTGCAACAGGAATAGCAAATGTTCCGGCGCCAGCCGATGGTGTAAACGGTAATTATGCAGTTGTCTTTCAGACAGCATCTGGTATACTTTCATATTGGGTTAAGGCAGCTGGTGTATGGTCTCAATTAACCGGCGCATCCGGTCCACTGAGTATTGTTATACAATCAGTATGGCCAGATTTGACAAACATTCTAACGACACAGCAATATTGGGTTAAATCTACTTCTCCGGCTCAGGGTGCAAATACTGTACTTCGTAAGATGAGTGCAACACTTGGTGCATTTGTCCAGATTGAGGCTCCTATTCTTGCAAGTGATGCAGCCGCCGATACTTACTATAGTACAAATGCCACAGGTTCAGCCGGTCAAACATATGTTGAGCCAGTTCCTACTGGTCCGACAGCCGATTCCCTACAATTTAGACAGGCATCTAGTGCAGCAGTTCCTGTATGGGCGCCGTTAGCAGTAATTCAGGGTTCTGTAACGGTACCGACATCTGGACCGGATAATGGTCAACTATGGTTCAATGCCGAAATTGGACTTAATGGCAGCGGTCAATCAACTGTCGATATTCTTATCGCAGATGGTGCCGGCAGTTGGCAAAATATTAACTTAGCAGGATTTACATTTGTCTCCGTACCGCCAAATCCAGCAGATCCTACTTTGTATGCACAATCTGCTGATCCGCAGGATAATATTCCAGCACCAGTACTAATTGCAAACGACATTTGGGTAGATACAGATGTACAACCATATCCTGTAATCAAATACTGGAATGGAACTGCATGGGTATTAGTCAGTAATGTAGATCAGACTACCAATCACGGTATTCTTTTCCGAGAGGCACGTTCTAATCCACTA